TGCGCCGGTTTCTCTGATTCGGATTTCCATGATGTGTCCTTATGCTATTGCGAGGAAAATGTAAGATGCTGCGCTTATGTTAATGTCAGCAAGTATGGTTGAATTCAATGCAAAACCTGTTGTTACTGTAGTCACAGAACCAAGCGTGGCAGTTTCAGCCGCCGAACTGTTTAGAAGTAGATATGGGTCTGTCAGCGTAGTCATTCCACGGGCCGTGTCGTAGACATACCAATCACCAGTTGAGTCTGTGCGCTTAATGAGAACGAACCTAGCGCCACCAGTGAAGCCGCAATTAATGGTCTGCGTTGTGCCGTTGCCTGTGTAAGAGCCTACCTTAGAAACACCAGCAAGTGTTGCGAATAAATAAGCGACATAATTTTCCCCACTGGTATTACACGCCCCAGATGTTCCAACAGTAAATATGGTACTTGTGGGACTTGTGTTATTCCAAGCAAAAGAACCTGTACCAGCAGCGCCCGTTGTAAACAACAAGTATTGTGTATTTCCTAATGAACTTTGATAAATAAGCCATTGAGCACTAGTTGTTCTGTTCTTAACAATCATAAATTCGGGTACAACTGTTAAATTATGCGAAAATGTTGCCCCTCCTGTTCCCGTACCCGTATAGCAAACCTCATCAAAGAAACCGGGGGCTCGTTGAAAGTTCCACAAAATAGTTGGTGTACCTGCGTATGCCACAGGCGTTAAAAAACCGGTATTGTCCCAACCACGAGTCCAAGTCCCAGAATCTTCAGGACTGGTTGTATTTGTCCTAAGTTGTTGTCCCGATGAATTTGAATCCGTTGAAATACCACGCAATCTATCTGTTGCTAAGATGTTTGAGTCAATTGTTCTATATTTTCCTAGTTGCAAATCAACAGGAAAGTTTGTTGTATTTTTAGTATTAGTTGAATTGTTTGCAGCAATAGGACTAAACACCTTAGTCGCATCCGTAGGCGTTTTCATTGGCCCACGGCGTATTGCTATGTAGATGTTTGTTTGACCCCCATAGACACCCCCCACTTGAAAACCGGTAGCTGTTGGATATGCAACACCGCCAACATATTCAGCAGATGATGATTCAGCGGTTAAATACGCAGTTCCAGCCGCAGATGCTTGAACTGGCATACCACGCATATTGTCATTAATATACCATTGCCCTAATGTTGAACTGTCAGTTCGTTTTGTCAAAATCCATTGAGGCTCATAGCCCAAGGTTACTGTTGCATTACCGCTGCCATCAGTTGTAAACGACCCACAAGTAATTACGTTATCTGTACCAGTAGCGCCAAAACCTCCTGCGTTGGAGGCAAAAATGTAAGCTACATAGGTATTCCCTGCGCCATTTGTTCTTCCGCTGTCGCCTACTGTAAATACAGAAGACGTTGGTGTTGTGTTGTTCCAGTAATATAGTGAAGCAGTAACGTTATCAGTAGTATTTAAAGACATGTACTGCGTTGCACCTAAAGAAGTATGGTAAACAGCCCATTCCATTGCTGTATTTGTTGCTTTAACAATAATACAACCCGGTACTGAGCCAAGGCTATGGGCAATGGTTTTACCCGCAGTTCCATCCCCCGTATACGTAACAACATCAAAAAACTTTGGTTGTTTGCGGAATGTCCATGAGACGTAATTAATTCCAGAAGTATTGGCTATAAGATAAGGCCCAACATTAAACCCTGTTGAATTCCAACTATTCCCAGAGTTGCCACTAGCGCTCGTGTTGTTACTTGTTACATAACCACCACTACTGTTGTAATTTAAAGTATTGTCAGATGTAGTTGTCGTATCTCTGGCTTTTGTCCAAACCAAACCGCCTTGCCCGGACAAGTTAATTCCATTGGTGATTGTTTGCGCCGACCCTGTACCCGTATAAAGGTATGTGCTAAACACATCCTCAATGTAGTTAGGCGTAAGCCCAGCCGTGGGCCAGATGCCTTGCTGTTGGTACTTTGCCTGTTGATTAAGCGTCCATACCCCGGACGCAGTGCCATTTTGGTATGGCCCTGTTGGTGTGACTGGGGTCTTGGTGATTAGCCCACCGGGATATTGTTTGCTCATGTCATTTCAATCCAAGTAAGGGTGGGCTCATCCCAGTAATAGGGCTTGCCATCTGCGGGCCTTGGTGTAGGAGGAGCCCACAAACAAGTAGCTTCGTCTAGAGTCCAGCTTGCAAAGGGCTTTGGTGGAATAAACGCATCGCGTTGTGCATCGTAAGTGTAACCAATACCCGCGTAATTTTTTCTAATATTGCCGTTGTAGCTTGTTCGCTTACATACTTGACCGCGAAATTCGCCATAAAATTGTTCCCAGTCGTGAGAAGTGTCCGTCTCATCGACACCGACGATGACTTCAGTTACAACATTGTCGGAATTTAAAAATGCGTAATGTGCCATTTTGTTAAACCGTTACAGTTCCTGTTCCAGCAGTAAATGTATAAATTGTGTAGCCACTAGCTGTTGTTTTGGTGTAAGTTAAGCCAGCGCCAATAGTTGTTAAATCAACGTGATCTGCAGTTACGTAAGAAAGAATGACAACGCCAGAACCGCCGTTACCAGCACTTCCACTACCAGCGCCCCATCCGCCGCCACCGCCACCTGTATTTGTTGTTCCGTTTTGCCCAGCGCCACTATTTTGCAATCCGCCACCGGTGCCGCCGCCACCAAGCCCGCCTACGCCGCCGTTGTAATTACTTGTGTATCCACAACCGCCACCACCGCCAGCCAGATAGTAAATGCCACCACTTAACTCACCAGTGGTAGAACCCGTTATTGGGTTAGCTGCTCCAGCGCCCCCAACACCGCCAACAGTTCCCCCAACATTTGCGTTTCCTCCGACTGCACTAGCACCTCCGCCGCCCCCGCTAGTGTATGGCGAGCCGCCACTACTTTGACCACCATTGTTACCCTGTGATGGTGTTACAGCCGGTCTATTTCCCAGACCATAAGAATTTATATTTGCGTAAGAAGCTCCACCGCCAGAACCGCCGTTTATTCCGGCTGAAGAAGTTCCAGCAGCAGACGGAGCCCCACCAGTGGAGGTTATAGACGATAAAACAGAATCAGATCCGGCAGAACCATACCCAGAGCCACCAGCACCAACAGTTACCGTAAACGAACTGCCAATTGCGGAAAATGACGCGAATGTACCGCTCCTAAATCCACCTGCTCCACCGCCACCTGTGGTGTTGTACCCAGCAGCGCCACCACCGGCAACTACAACATAATTAATTGGCACAGGCGCAACATAAGTAGGCCAAGTACCCGCAGCTTTGGCTTGCATCTGTTGTGTGCGCGTCCAAATTCCAGCGTACTGTGTCATGGGCTATCCTAGAACGTAATTGATCCACTGGCAGTAAATTTGTACACGGTATTAGCGCCTACAGTAGTTACTGTTGGTGATCCTGTTGTTGACGACGCGGGTTGTGGTGAGCTAATAATAACTATTCCAGAACCACCATTAGCGCCAGACAAACTGCCAGATACATTATCTGCGCCGCCGCCGCCCCCACCAGTATTTGCTGCTCCTGCTGTTGCAGCTCCGCCATTACCGCCACCACCAGAGCCTCCAGTACCGCCACCTGCCGAACCTTGGTTTCCACCACCACCACCGCCAGCGTAGAAAACAGATGATCCTGTAATTGAAGATGGTAGACCCGCCCCACCATTTGTTCCGCTAACAGACCCTGCGGTATTGTCTAATCCTTGTGTACCAGCACCCCCGCCACCTGCCCCCGGTATATTTGTGCTTGCGCTGTTACCGCCGCGATTACCTTGCCCAGAAACACCTGTTCCTCCAGTTTTAGCGCCGGTACTGTTTCCGGTAGCGCCCCCACCAGAACCACCGTTGCTGCCATTAGTTCCGCCAGAACCAGACCCATTTCCAGCACCTCCGCCACCACCACCAGTTGCAGTTATGGATCCAAAGATGGAATCACTTCCGTTAGCTCCTTGGGCATAAGCGCCTGTGTAAACACCACCAGCACCAACCGTAACGGTGTAAGTAGTTCCCACCGTAATGGTTGTAGAACCGGTAAGGAAACCTCCAGCACCGCCACCGCCCCCTCGATCTCCGCCGCCCGAACCACCGCCAGCCACAACAAGGTAGTCTACGGATACTGGGGCAAACGGGTTAAACGTAGCGGTAATGAAGCCGCCAAGGTAGCGCAGGGACATGGTTAATCCTTAGCTAATAACTTCGTATGAAATTGAGTAAGTGATGCCGCTTGCCGTTCCGCTGGTAATGGAAATACAAGTTCCCTCCATCAGGTAGACGGGGGTTGTTTTGTCCACTACGATCAGCGAAGCGCTTGCAGGTACGGACACTGTACTGACAATCGGGTATGCCGTACCGCCGCTAGGAGCAGAGCCTTGGGCCACAGCACCGTTGGTGTAAACAGATACCGTTGCGTTTACTGCGTTGGTGCCGTTGACGTTAGCAGCAACAATCTGGTTGATCTTATAGACCTGACCACTGGAAGCAGCATTGGTCACCAAAACAACCGCAGTCGTGCCGCCGGGAGTATAGTAAGTTGTAGTGCCGGAAGCTGTGGTCGCGGCTAATAGGTTTGGGTTTGACATGTTCGCCCCTTAGATGGAGAAGATAAAGTTAATCATAGTTGCCTTGGCTTGGGTTACGCCAGAGGCTGCGGGTGCTGCTGATGTCCATGTCGTGCCGTTGGACACCAAGACGTTACCTGTAGTACCCGGAGCCACTACTTGCAAGGCAGAGGTGCCGTTACCAAGCAACACATTGTTGGCAGTCAGGGTTGTGGACCCCGTGCCACCGGCGCTTACTGGAGTTGTCTTCCACGCAATGACCTGCACCGCATTGCTGCTGTCCTTGTAGAACAGCTTGCCGTCTGCGGTGTTGATGGCCAGCTCACCGGCAACAAGGTTGCTTGCGGACGGCGCATTGGTGGTCGTTGCGCTGTAGTACAGCGATATCGGGGTGTAGTTCGTTGCTGCCATTAGAAAGTGCCTCCAGAAATGCCGCCCGTGAGGACCCCGGTAGACGGGTTACACGTGATGGCAGAATTTACCAATTGTCCAAGATTTCCACTCGTTGCGCTAACAAAAGTCAAATAATTTGCAGCATTTGTTGAGTTTGCGGTGATGGTAATGTTTGTAGCGTTTGTGGCCGTTGTGGCTGTCGTGGCCGTAGTGGCGGTCGCCGCGTTTCCGCCGATGCTCAGGTTAGCCACTGCCGTTGTCGAGGACACGGTAAACGGCGCGGTGCCTGTAGCCACAGTCGACGTAATCACGCCAGTCGCAGATACAGTGGTGAACGCCCCCGTGTTGGCAGTTGTTGCGCCCACGGTGCCGTTGATGTTGATCGAGGCCGTGCCGGTCAAGTTTGTCACTGTGCCGCTGCTTGGTGTACCCAAGGCGCCACCGTTGACCACAAAGGCCCCTGCGGAGCCTGTATTCACGCCCAGAGCCGTCACAACGCCCGTGCCAGTGGTAATGGTGCTTGGAGCTGCTCCAGCCCCGCCACCGACCATTATTGCGTTTGACGCTAAAACTGCGCTTGACGCCCATGCGCTTGCGCTTGAGAAGTAAACGACACCGCCGCTAGTCCCGGCCACGGTCAGGGCCAAGGTACCGCTGCTAGTGATCGGAGAACCGGCCACCGAGACAATGCCGCCAGTAAATGTCTGGGCCACGCTGGTCACGCCGGAAGCCGAGGCCGCAGCCCAAGTGGGTACTCCAGATGCCAGTTTGAGCACGTAGCCGTCGATGCTTGCTGCCAGCTTGCTCAGGGTATTGGCCGCCGATGCGTAGATCAGGTCGCCAGTAGCATAGGTAGAAAAGCTCGTTCCGCCATTTGCGGCTGGAAGTGTCCCGCTAACGTGGGTTGTTAAACCAATCTTTCCCCAGCTAGGTGCAGTGCTAACACCGCCAGAAATTAGTGCATTTCCAGTCGCAACATCTGCCAATTTAGATAACGCAGTTGTGGTACTTGCGTAAAGCAAATCACCAACTGCATAGCTGGACTGCCCTGTACCGCCATTTGCGGCTACCAAAGTACCAGACAAAGTGATAGCGCCAGTGGTACCAGTGCTTGGTGTAAAACCCGTTGTACCCGCGCTAAATGATGTCACACCACCAGTGGATGCGGCCCATGTGGGCACGCCCGCCGCAAGGGTCAAAACGTAGCCATTGGTACCTGCGGCCAATCTGCTCAGAGTGTTGGTCGCCGAGGCATAAAGCAAGTCGCCCGTGGTATAGGCAGCAAGGCCAGTGCCGCCGTTTGTGGTGCCCAAAGTGCCTGTGACACCGGTGCTCAGCGGCAGGCCCGTCACGTTTGTCATGACGCCCGATGCCGGGGTGCCTAGTGCCGGGGTAGTCAGCGTGGGGCTGGTCAGCGTCTTGTTGGTCAAGGTTTGCGTGCCCGTCAACGTCACCACGGTAGAGTCGATAGAGATGGTGCCGGTCGACGTGATCGGGCCGCCTGTGAGCCCCGTACCGGTAGCGATGTACGTCACCCCTGAGCTAGAGGCCAAAGAGGTCCACGCGCCGTTCAAATAGGCTTCCAGCAAGAAGGTGGTGCTGTTGTAACGCAAAGTGCCGTTGGTAGGGGACCCAGCGCGCTGGCCGGTAGTACCGCCGGGTAATACCACGCCAGCCGTTCCCGGCAGCGTTGGGTTGGACGTAATGGAAATCGTGGGGTTGCCACCGACACCAGTTCCGTTGGCCACGTCAATCTGGTTAGAGGTGCCCGTGATTGTGGACGACGTGATGTTTCCAGAGGTCGAAAGGGTCACCAAACCGTTGAAACTGGCGTTGGCCAGCGCCAGCACTTGGTCGGTCAAAGACAGCGTGGGGTTGCCTGAAACGCCACTTCCGTTGCTGATTGACAAGCCAGTTGTGGCCGTGGCAATCGAGCGGCTGGTCAGCGTGGTGCCGTCAGTCTTGACTTGGATGCCCGCGCTGGAGTTCACCAAGGACAGCAGGGCGCCCGTGGTGCTAATGTTGAACAGGCCTTGGGCACCGCCGTCCGAGATGGTCAGGCCATTTGTTGCCCCTACGTACCGGCTATTTGCAAGCTGGGGCGTGTTTACGGCCGTTAGGTAGCTGTAGGTCTGCGATGGGGATGCCGAGATAGCGCCGGTGGTCGTTTGGACCGTGACGCCGTTTTGCACGATTGGGACAAGCTCCGACCCGGTGATGGCACCAGCCGAGGGTAGTTGGGTGATGGTTACTTGTGCGGACATTATGTGCTCGTATTGCTAGGTGGGCTAGGGGCAATCGTATCCTTGTTCCCGGTCTGCGTCGG